CAGCTTCTTTGAATTTATCCCATGGTGTTTTACGTAGAGATACTTTGCTTTTGTCTTTAGCTTTCGCTTTGTCAGCAGCAAGAGCTTTACGTACTTGATCAGGAGTAAGGCCACGTTTCTTTGCCTCGTCGATCATTGCCTGCTCTTCTTCAGTAAACTCTTCTTTTTTCATAGACTTTTTAATAGCCTTACGACGTTTATGTAGATACTCATCAGATGAATCTACATCACCATCATTATCGATATCAGCATCGCCTTGACCCACTGGATCAAGCTTAGCTTCTTTTTTATTTCGTTCTTGAAGCATCTTAATGTATGCTTCTGCGATTGGATTGTCCATCCTATTCTCCTTGTAAATTGTTTTTCAACTAGCAGAAGCAATTACTGCTAACATTCTTGTTACATCCAAACTTGGGCTGCAATTGCACTCCCGATAGCAACAATAGCTACCCAGAATAATTTATTTATAGTATGTACAGTACGAGCGTTATCATCGCACTTCTTTTCAATAGTGTCTAACTTAGCTGAAAACTTATTCATTCGGTCCCATGATCTCTCACGGTACTCATTATAAGCATCCATCTTTTCTTCGAAGCGCGCTAGTGATACTAATACTTCACTCATCTTATCCATTTTTTCTTCGATTCGATCTAAGCGATTTTTCCAGTCTAAATCTGACATATTAACACTTCCATCTCTTCAGTGACATAGCTTTCCGTGTAGGTCTACCTTTATCATCTTTCATAGGGCCTTTCATTCCGCTCATACGAGCACAGAATGATTTACGTCTACCTGCAGCTTTACTGCCCGGCTTGACTTTACCGGTGACAGCAGTTTTAAGGTTTCCGCCAGTTTTTCTATTAACTGCAGCGACACCTTTTGCCGTCATCCCAGCCCCCTTTTCGGTGCTTCGATAATGTCCTTTTGAATCAGCGCCTCGCTCGTTAACGCTATTCTCACACTGTTGGCAACAAGCGTCTGTTCCACAGTTAGGATGTTCTAGAAATAATTTAAAACTTTTCATATTAACCTCCAAACTCGTGACCGGCAACACGCTTCATTTGCCGATTAAATTCTGCTTGATCTGGCTTTGACTTATAAAGCTTAATAGAAATCTCAGATCGATCTTTCCCTTTGATACGCCAATTATAACCCTTTTCTTTATGCTCAGGGTCTGTTGTCTTTATAACACGACGTTTATATCCGGCTTCCCATGATTCTGGTTTACCGGTACCTTCTTTAATTTCTGGTTTTTCGTGACCATATCCCATTTTTTTCATACGTAAATGGTCAGCTTCTTTTTCAGCTTTATAACCTTTACCAGTTTTAGGATCATACATCATATGTGGAGTAAATGCTTTCTTCTCACGCATTGCATGAAAATCAGCTTTGCGCTGTTCTTCTTTACCAGCGTTTTTAGACCATCTACCACGTGCACGGTGATACATCTTTTGTAATTCAGTCATCCTCATGATCGCACTTTAGCAGCAAGATCTTTGTCTGCTTTGCCCCATGTTCCAGATGATTTAGTAACAAATGAATTAACCCGAGCGAATCCCCATTGTTGTGGAGTTGTACCAGGCCGGTGACCAGTTTTCCATGCAGCAACACCACGATTATAAACTTGCCTTAGAATTCCAAGGGGCATACCAGATTTTTCAGCTTTTGCTTTTAAACCTTTAGTTGCATCTTCGTCTAATGTTTCGTTGTATTCGCTAAATGATTTCATTTCTTCACCATACATTTGTTGGTATTTTTTAGTATGCTTAGATGGTTTGGTTTTTGCATCTTTATCACCAGGTGCCGGTTTATATGCATTAGGATCATCATCGTCCATTTTTGCTTGTTTCTTAAACTGTGCATCTCGTTTAGCTTTAGTAGATTTAGCAAGACCCTTATGATAATTAGCTGGCTGAGAACCTTTACGATCGCCGATATCAGGATCTTCAGAAGCTTCTTTTGGTACACAATTTGGAACTTGTTTACCATTCTTGGTTTTCATTCCAACTTGTTTATGGGTATCCCAACATGCTTCATCAAGTTTTTCGATGTCAGTTAACCACTTACGCATTTTCTTACCGTCAGCCATTTCGATCAGCACATAGTTAGATCCCAGCATAGAAACCGTTCCGACTTCATCTGATTCCTTAATTGCAACGAGATCTCCTAGTTCAAATAATTGTCCTTGAACATAGGCTTCTCGTTCTTCTGACACTGTTTGCAATTGTATGTGCTGACGGTAATCATGGGATTCTTTAAGTCCCATGGCGGTACGCAAATCATTAAATAATTGCTTACCATCTTTAAAGTTTTTAGGTAGACCTTTAGTGAATAGACTAAAGTCGTTTGCTTGTGCAGCAGCTCTCATCTTAGAAGCTGACATTCCAGATACACCTTCTGCATCAGGATCACGCTCACCAGCAGAGATTACATTAACTCCACCTTCAAAGTTATAGAAACCATGACGGCCTTTTTTAGCATTGTACCTACCAATCAATGCTTCGAACTCATTAACACGATCTGATCCAACAACCATATTGACACGGTTATAACCTTGATCGTATATCTTTACAAGAATATCAAATACATTTTTGACAGATTTATCTAATTGAATTGATCGCGCATGACGTGGGAACATCTTGCGCATATACTTAACTTTATTATTATAGTCTAATGGATTCTTTTTTGCATCGTTAGACTGAGAAGCGAATACCACATATTTAGATCCGCGTGCAACCTTAGCTACAGCGTCTAACAACTTCTCATGACCTACTGTAGGAGGATTAAATCTTCCGAAAGTAAAGGTAATTTCTTTTGTGGCTTCAGTGACATACTCACTAAATGACTTGAACGACATTACTTATCCCCAGATTTCTTTTTCTGGAGTTTAGCCCTATCTTTTTGCCTAACAGTTTTAAGAAGTTTCTTAGCCAATGTTTTAATGGCTTGCTTCTTTTTAGCAACTCTGTCTTCAATACCCTTACGAGCAGCATAAGATAAGTCTGACTTATCTTTATCACGTAACATCTTTTTAACCATAGCTTGACGTGCTTGACGTTCTGCACGTTTTACAAGTACTTCTTTAGATGCTAGTTTACGCATGGATCTTTTACGACCCATTTGAATCTTCGCCTTATTGCGACGCATTGCCTGTTTTAATTTCATGCGTTGTTGTGTATTCAACGCTTCGTTTGTTTGTTCCATGTTTCTTCCCATTAGGAGCGAGACGGCGTGTCCCAGCCTTTAATAACATCAGAGGAGAAGTTGTTATAACTGAACGTCATACGATCAACTAACTTAACTGCTCCACCTTTTAATTTATCTATAGCAACAAAACCTTCAACACCGGTAACGTGGTATCCGTCTCGTTTCTTGATAAATGTATCAATTTTATTTACTTTATTAAGTTTATTTATAATAACTAGTTTCGCCACTACAATAGCATTTTGTAAATCAAATATAGCTTTTAAGTTAGCTTTATTACCTGGAGAAAAGAACTTAAGCAGCTCATCTCTCTTTGCAAGTTTACGATCTTTTGCAACTTGAGTTTTTACTTTGCCGGCTTCTTTTGCAAATCTTTCTTCAATCCATTTGATAAGACCATCTACATGTTTCGATGTATTTGTAACCTTTTCTCCTCGTCTAACGAACGAGTTGTTATAGGTTTCGATAAGTCCTGCTAGTTCTTCATTCCTAGAAAGATCGTTAAGTGCTGTACCTTTAATCTTTTTAAAGATTGTACCAGCAACACTAAGTGCTTTAGTTACTTCATCAGTATCTTTCTGTGTAAGAGTAGCTGTTCCAGATAGGTCTCTTAGGTTAGCATCTTGTAACCATACAGATGATGCACTTTTAAATGAAGAGGCTTTAACATTAAATGTAGCTCTCATATTTTCAAAAGAATCACCTGAGTAAGAAGTATGTACAACAATGCCAATCTTAGACTTACGTATAAGTTGAGCCTCTGCAGAATCTGCACGTACAGCATATACAATAGTATTAGGATGGAAAGTAATATACTTGACACCGTCTATAGTTTCAGTCTTGAGATCATCCTTTGTAAACATAAGATCTCCTTGAATCACGCCAGTAATTCCTATCTTACTTAGTTCATCAAATGAAACTTTAAGTTTTGTTGACAAGTCTCCAGATGTATCAGCATCGATTTCAGCATGTGATTTATATACTTTAGGATTCTTATTAAAGATACCTTTTTTTGCCACAAAGAACTTCTTATCAGTTGGATCAATACCAGCAAATACTGCAGGTGCACCATCCCATTTAACAGTCACATCAGTTGTTTTCTTTGAACTACCTGCTAACATATCTCGCATTGCTCTTAATGCAAGTATAGCATCACGTGCACCATTAACACCACCATAAATCACACGATCCTCAATATGAGTCATATGTGTATTCTTAGAAGAAGCAGCTTCTGTTATCGAGTGTGACTTAAAATTAATCATTATATTACCTTAGTATTTCTATTTTTAAGTGCTGTACCTTTTGCAACTATAAAGAATCTAGCACCTGGAATTGCAAACTGGTTTTTAGCTTGTTCTGGTCTTACATAGTAATAGCATTCGTAATCACCTTTTGGCAGTTCATTATGATATTGTGTATGATTTGAACTAATTGTGTATATAGGAATACCGTCTTTTACTCCAGATCTTTTAAGGTTCATAGGACCTTGATATAGAACATCGATGTTTTGACGGCCGTCTGGCTTTGACTTAAATCCTTTACCATACATTGTCATACGTATAATTTTAGGATCAGTAACTTTACGTGCATATGCAGTCTTCATAGGAAAACGTTTAGCGCCATTAAGTTCTTTTACCACGGCATCCACAAAACTAAACATATCTTTTGATTTAGTATTCTTTAGCTCAGGCATGCCACCATACTGTTGGAAGTCATTTGCCTTATTACCCTTTTTATGAGAAATCCAAAATACTTCTTTTCCTTCTGGATCAAGCATATGGAAGTCTGATTTAGGAACACCAGGAGTAGATTCAATAGCAGCAACACGTTCAGTACGCTTACCTATTTTTACTAGAATAAAAGGTACTGTTTCTTTATCGAATACTGCTTGAAGTTTTTTCTTTAGATCTGCTAGTGCTTCATCTTCTGCACGGGTGCCTGATCCTTTACCCTTACCACCAAATTCTGGAGATTTAGCCAGATCTGCCAATTGATATTTTTTGCCGTTGACACCAGTAAATTCAATGGCATTCATTGCCTTTTTATTACCATCTCTAACAGCTGTACGATATGTTTCTAGGGAATTATCTTTTCTAAGAATAACAGTATCACCTTTCATTGTAAGAAATGGATCTCCGTCATTAATTTTGCGAACAATATTTTCTGCTCGGCCTTCTCTGCCGGGCTTTAACAATTGTTCTCCAGATAGTTTTACATACATTTCTGAAATAAACCCTTTGAAAGTAAGCATATCATATTAGTCCCGTGTTATGTTTATACTATTTATACAAAAACAAAAGCCTACTAAAAGGCTTTATAAAATTTCGGTAAAACAATCACGGGCTAATTGAGCTTCAACTTTAAAAGCTTCTTTTTCCCAAGGTTTATTTTCGTACTTAAAGTTTGAATTGTAAACTTTTTTCTTCCAACGAATACGTCCATCATCTAATGCCACCATTTCTTTACGGTAGTATTGTTTAAGATGAGTCAGCTCATGACAAATAGTTGATACAAAATCGAACAAACGCAATGTCTTATCGATTTCAATATCAAATTCTTTATGTGTGTCAAGCTCAAGGCAATAGCCATAAGCTCCTTCATTAGATAAGCAATTTGTGAGACGTACTGTGATATCAAGTGTACGTACTCGTGGTAATACTCTTTTGAGATACCACGAGACTACTTTATCGGCAATAGCTCTTTGAGCTTTAGTGCCACCAGTGATTTCGATATAGTTCATATCGATCACCGACGGTAGATGTACGCGTCTACCTTTTCTGCCAATGGAAGTGGCAGTGATTGATTATAGCGTCGAACGCCTTGACGATGTCCGCGACCTTGACACTTAACATAGAACTGATAGTCCATATTAGCCTCACGCAGGTCGCGGTTCATGTGTTTAACCATAGTACGCAGATCATCAAGTTGAAACATATCATCACTATTTTTATAGTCAAATGTTCCGATGTAAGCATCTGATACGCGGTTTTTATTTATTTTAATACCCATTTCTCTCTCCTTATGATATTATGTAAACATTATACCACATAAAAAAGAGAATGTACACAGTTAATTTAGCTTTTAGCTAAAATATTTATGGAGCATATCAATTCGATCTTCAGAAGCAGCCATCTTATCAAGTTCTTCTTGAATAGCTTCTACAATATCGCTATGCTCACCAATACCAACTGAGTGGTTCATGTAAACCATGATATTAGTTTTTGCCCGTTCGAGCTCTCCTTCAGCATGCATTTTAGCTGCTTTAACTAGTTGTTCTTTCATTATTATATCCTTTTGATTTATAGCCCTAAAATACCAAACAAATTAAACCAACCCATACTAACTCCTATAATAATAGGAATGCCTATCATAGTTATTGCTATAATAAGGAATGCTAATCCAACACCCTTATTATGATAAGGTTCATTACTCATGTTCACCACCTGGACCACGTGAATTTGCGCGGAACATATCTGGACGACGCTTTGCCGTTTCAAACATGCCAACAGTTATACACACACCGCCTAATAGCAACGCGTGAAACAAAACGTTGATTCCTAAATACATCCATGTACCAGTCATCATTGTAAATATTAGACACCACATCCATGCAAGAATCTGCATTACCATATGTCTAACTCGTAGATCCTGAATATTGCTTAATGGATTCTTACTGTGATCCATTACAACTTCCCAGTTATTTATAATAAATTTTTTCATTATTCCCTTTCACAGACTCCGGTTATTTCACCTTCATCGTTGATTGATATAATACGCTCCTTTTCTAGCATATCTAAAGTAATGTCGGCCCCATCTTTGAGGCCGTCTCTAAACGCCATTCTTCCATGCTGGCGTAGTGCAATGACAAAAAATATCAATAAAGATATTTCTTGCCAATAATCCTGTAGGATCATGCAGCTTCCTTTCCAGGAGATACGCGTATGGCATTGCTCTCTAAAAATTCAGCATATTCAGGCGATAGTTTGCCTATCTCTTCCTTCCATTCATCATATGATCTGAAAGTAACAGGAAACTCCTTATAGGAGATATCGTTTTCCATACACAAGGCAGCAACAAATGCTGCAGCATCCTGTATACGGTCTAAAGTAGAAACGATATAGTCGTTACCGCCTTTAAATTTCCAATAAGCGTTACCGCTTGAGTGCTTACCGTCTTCACTGTGAGCACCATAGTTTTCAAGAGTTTGAGTTGAAATAACGTACATTATACTACCTCCACTTTAATTTGTTTAAAACCAATATTTGAACAAAGAAAGAATTCTCCATTCAATTCAAAGATATCGCCTACAGAAGAACTATGGTTACGATCGCCGATTGCTTCAACCATATCTTGTCTATTCCAAAGGTTAGTCCATTCAAAAGCTTGCTCTAAACGAGTAGTCGCTACTGTATAAGCTTCAGTAAACATTGAGAACATGCTTGAGTCAAATCTGTCAGCACCGAAGATAGACAATTTGTTTTTTGTTTCAAATGCTGGTACAGTTTCGCCAGCGTTTACGGCATCGATTTGATCGCTAGTTAACTGAATTTGGTGAATCGTAATCATAATATAGTCTCCATACTGTTTTCATCTCTTGATACCAATATACCACGTATGGATGCATATGTACACAGTTAATTTAGTCTATTTGCATTTTTTTTACAAATAGACTAAATTTGTGACATTTATGTTACAGTATTAGTGAAGTTTTGGTTCAAGCTTCTTAATACCTAAAGCCCAGTTCTCTGCAGCATCTTCTGCATATCTAACTGTTTTACCTGGAAACTCTTCTATAAAGAATTGTTTAGAGTGATTATCAAAGTATTTGATATAGGCTAGTTCTTCTTTAAAATCAAAATGAACTTCAGCATATCCTTTGCCTTGTTCAGATTCATGTGTACTAAGTCTTTTACCCATTAATTTACTCCTGTGTGAAATCTAATAATTTTGGATAGATCTGGCCGATTGCTGCTGCAATCTCTTTAGCCAGAACCATATGCTCTAGTTGTGTACCATTAGAAGATCTAAGTTCACAATAATGAATCCATGATCTAATAGTACCATTCACATACAATCTAGAAACTGTATTTCCTTCTGGTAAAATAGCTCGGGCTTGTTCTTTAGCAATGCCATTTTCAATTGCCCAATCATATGTCATCTTCACCATTTCAATAATGGCGAGTTGTTTGTTTGCCCACTCATCTTCCAAAGCAGGATCTTCATTCTGAATACTATTCTGGCGATTCTTAGGATCCTGCAGACGAGCTTCACGGATCACAAAAACATCGCTAAGATCGCGGACGTCAGCATACCGCTGAGAAAACTCTTGGAAGCTGAAGCTTCGATGACGTAATAGTTGTCGGGCGATATCTCTTGTAGTTTCAATTTCGATTGTTGCACTTGCCATTTCGAATGGTGACCAGTGTTTATGTTCGATGAGATAGTCAAGTAACTTTGGAGTTGTCTTGGTGTTAGCTTGATTTTTCGGGTTTGAGACACGGGCGCAATAAGCGATGAGGTCCTGGATGTTATCCAATCCGTTGTGGTCACGTTCACCTGTATGAATCCTATGTGTGAGTTGAGTATGTGCGATTAATTTAGCTTGCATGATCTATTCCTATTTATTCAAACATAGTATTTCAGTAGTAAGATCATCATGATAATCTCCACTAGCGTAGTATCGACGATTAGATGTAGTTATCTTTATATTTCCATCGATTTCTTCATAAGTTATTACCTTTCGCTTAATAGGCTTATTAAGCTCTCGGTTTAACTCTTCTTCAAATGGTCCTTCATTCATACTTTAAAATCTCCATAATCTTTCTTTTCTCTGTTACCAAATGTATTTATTGGCGCAGAATCTTGACCCGCGTCAGATATATTCTGTGCAGAATCTTCTACATCATACAGTCGCATCTTTGATCTATCAACTCCAACTATAAATCTTTTGTTAATGCCAGGATCATTATAACGATTTTTAAGCTGCTTAACAAGTATTTGATTTAGTCCTTCGAGTTCTTCGTTTGAGATGAGGGCGAACATAAGATCAGCTGTAGCAGGTAATCCGAATGATTCAGACGTGTCTTCG